CCTGCCACTATGGGAGCTCCAAGTTCGGCGTCAAACTCAATAACACTAGTTCCAGCTCTTCCCCACTCTTCTTCCACCTGTCTCTTATCTACTGAACCACGAGGAATTAAAAGCTTAACATTTGTACTTGTACTTGCATGAGCAATAATTAAAGAACGAATCTTGTTAATATACTCTTGCAGAGGTCTATAAAGTCTTACATCGGATTCTGGATAAGGAGTTCTTAAATGAATATTCATTACTGGAACGATAGGATAATCTTCTACTGGTAATAATCTTTCATAAAGCAACTTATCTCCAACACTTACAACCATCTTTATTCTTGGAACTTCTACTTCATTCATAGTAATCAATCCAAGACCCATCATTTCTTCTACTGTAGTAGGTATAAAAATCAAAGTAGAACCTGGGATAGAACCTTCGTCTTCCATTCCAGGAACTTGAACTGGTTCTTGTGGTATCATATTGCCCATTTCATCAAATTCAGGTTCAGGCATTTCAAAGTGCCATACTGGACCTTCTTCTTCAATAAGCTCTAAAATATCTACAACAGCTTCTGGGTCCCAAATTATTGTCTCTTCTCCCATAATACTTCTAATTCTTACATAAGTATGAGATTGGTATTCAAGAACTTCATCTTTACTATAAATATATTCTCTATCAGAAAAAGGTTCATAAGTATTGTAGTAAGTATGAATTTCTTTTGTATATCTTTCTAAATATCTTCGTTTAGTATGAGCTCTATCTTCTTGGTCCCCATCGAAAATTTGTCCTTCAGTAGAAGCTAAATTTGTTGTTGGCTTATTATCAAAGTAATCTGGGTCTTCCGCTGAATTTTTAATAATATCTATATATTCTGGATAAACAGATTCTGCATATTCATCAGTCATATAGTTAGCAACAATAATATGAGCTGCATCTCTTGCATATTTATCTTTTGAATTTGGGTCAATGTAAACATCTAAAGGATTTAATTGCTTAATACAAACTTCACCTTTTCCGTTGTCTTTATCAGGGTCTTGATATGTTTGTAAAACTCCCATACCACCAACATAATAATCGTCTATAACTTGTTTTAGTTCAGTATCACCATTGGATTCTTGCCAAATCCATTGAAATAAATCAGAAAATACTTGAGCAGTTTGTCTATCAGAGTCTTCTCTTCCTGTGGAACGAAATTGTGGGGAATTGTAAGTTAATAATGATTTGGCAGTTTCAACAATAGGGTGAATACGATTTACTACTATTGGAGCCTGCCCTCTGCTTTCTAATATTTCCTGTTGGTCTTTTGTCCATTGAGCACCAGCTCTAAAATGAACAGACTCTTGGAACTTTTGAGCCCAAGGTTCTCTTGAGCTATCATATTGAATAAATAATTCTTTTGTTTCTTGAACCTCTTCATGTATCTCTTCTTGTAAAACTTCTCCAGACTCATAATCAAATATAAACTTTAAATCTTCTTTACTTTGAGTTCTTGATGCTGATTTCTTTTTCTCTGCTGGCATTCTTACCTTCTATAGTTATGTACCCATCTGGCACTTTAGTCTCTAAATTATCTATTAATTCTGCAAATTGATTATCAGAAATTATATATTTTTTTAGCTTAATTTTTTTAGTATCCACAGGTTTTTATATTATAACAGAATAGTTGAGAAAGTCAAGGATTATTTACATTATTCTCCAATCAGCTTTTTTAACAGTCCACCAATCATTTTTATTTTTATCCTCTTTCTTTTTTGAGCTATGATTTGGGATGTATGCATTCTTATTTGCATAGAATAGTCCATCTAATAAATCATCATTTTTTGCTCTAGGATATAACATTAATTCATCTTCCAGCTCTAACATGTCTTTTCTCATAAATACTTTATGATTTGCAAACAAAGGCTGCAAACTTTCCAACCTATATGATTTAGATGTCCTAGGATTTTCTTTTACTTCAAGACCAGGGATGAATAATCCAAGCTTTTCAGACTGTTCTTTGATATACTGTCTTAACATCTCTTGATATCCAACAGATTCTATTCTAGTCTTAGTGCTTTTATAAAACTTAAAATTATCTATAATAGCATCTGCAAGATGTAAAGGTGTTGCTCTTTTTCTATAGTAAGGCAATACAAACCTATTATTATCCTTATCTATCGCAATATTAAATATCACTGAATAGTCTGCAGTCTTTTTCGTGCTGCTGGCAGGGTCGACCCCTGTAAATACATTTACAGGTCTCCTCTCATCTACTTCCTCACCATTTAGGTTCGTCAGGATGAGAGTTGACAACCCTGCTGGGTCGGTCTCAATCGTGCCATCATAATATCTAAAATCATCGGGTCTAAACAAGTTATCTTCATCCCCAACGATCTGACATAAATATTCTCTGTAAAACACAGACAATCGATTAATACTATCTAATTCTTTCTTTTTTTGAACCAACTTCTCTATCGGCCAGACTTCAGGCCATAAGGATATTTCCTTTTCAAGGTCAGGTCTAAACTCTAAAGTCCTCCACCCTTCCATTTCTTTCAAAGTCTCTACCAAACAGCGTTGGTGTTGAGGAGTACCAATAACACATATCTTACCACGAAGGGGGTCCAGGGATGGAACACCAGACTGTAATAGCCAACGAAGATTGAACTCCATAGCTTCAGCAGTCTTTGTGTTGTTTTCGTCTTCTGGGTCATCCAATATAAGCAAAGTCGGTCGCTGATTTCCATGTTTAATTCCTCTAATTTGTTGTCCTGTTCCTTTACAAATAATAACAGAACCATCTTTTAACTCTACTTCGGTATTTGTCCATTTCCTAGCAGAGTGTTGTCCCCAATAACCAAAAAAATAACGAAATTCTTTTGAATAATCTAATACATCCTTAATTGTTCCTAAAAGCTTTACAGCATGTTGCTGTGTTCTAGAAACCAAAACAATCACTTTAATCCCAGGAGTAAACATCAAATGAAACAAAGGATAAACACCAGCAACGATGGAAGACTTAGCGTGTCCACGGGGAGCAATGATATTTAATTGCTGTTCATCATCTTCTATAATACTTTTAGTAATCGTATAATGAAACTGGGGAGAAGCTTCACTAAACATATTAGGCATAACCATTCTCCCGAATAGCAACATATCTTGTTGCATATTCAGTAAAATTTCTTGTTTTTGGTCCATTACTTATCCTTCAAGAGAGGTTTTACATGAACTTCCATATCTTTAGCCACTTCTTTAAGGGTAACTATGAATAATTCAAGTTTTTCTCTATTTCTTGCCGATATCTTTATAATCTTTTCCATTATCTTCGTCTACTGGTTGCGTTTTAGTCGCTTTTAACTGTTTTTTCTGTGTTTCAAACTGTTCTCCTATTTGATGGGTGATATCCATCTCTAAAGATTCAGTTGTAGACTTACTTTTAGGCTTCATATCAAGGAAATCGCCCAATTCTTTAGCTGCACGAATCATATTTCCACTATCTTCCTTCACTTTGGCTACTTCAATAGCGTCTTTTATGACATCTAAGACAAATCCTTCATCAATGCCTCTATCAGTAAGTATTTCTTTCATCTTTTCTTCAATCATTTGCTTCATCCCCTTTGTTTTGAGCAATCTTTTTACGGTCACAGCGGGTTTTTTTTGGTCAGGCCTATATATTTGCCCTAATTTATCCCAATCTGGCGTTCTACCTGCCATTATGTAGATTAAATACGCATTTACCATGTCTTGCGACCTTCTAGTTTTTAATTCTTTATCCATATGGGACTTTGTAGTAACCCCTACATAGTTCCCTGTAGCATGATGTTTAAGGAATTCCAGCTTACTAGAGCTTGTTATCCATTGTTTTCCATAAGGAAAGGTCATTTCTGTCCCTTTCTTATAACTATTCCTTGTAATACATATGGCTACATAGCCATCATCACTGATACCCCAATCACCTGGTTCACAGTCTTTCCAGTGTATATAAGGTAATCCCTGCTTATCTGCCTCATCCTGTGAATAAACAGGATAATCTACAGGAACATACTTATTTATCTTCAGTTTTCTTTGAATCTTTATCATCTACTGGCATTTCTTTTTTAATAAATTCTAAAAATTTTTCTGCATCATCATTAAACTTCACATATAGGTCTTGGATTTTTTTTATATTAAAAATTTCAAAGTTAATACGCTCCATTTCATAATAAACATTATTCATAGCTTGAATTATTTCTTTATTTGTTGGTTTCTTTTTTTTATTAATAGCCATCACAACGAATTAGCACTACATATAGCCATATCGTAGATTATTCTTACTAGAATAATCGTATGCTCTTACGAATAAACTATACGATATATAGCTTATTCTATACGAATCCATACATATACTAATCCTTATCCTCCGTAGTTTCTATTTTATTCTTCATATCTTCAATTAAACATTGAATTTCTATCTCAGCCATGATATAATCAAATATATGCATAGCCTCTTCTGTATAGTTGTCATCTCCTACACGAATCCAAGCATCTCGAGTTTTATCAAAATACTCCAGATATCGTTTTAGCTTTTTCAATTTTCTTTTATTTTTAGTCATTTATTCAATCTATGCATAATATTTCAAAAAAGCAATCGGCAAAAAATTGCTTTAGATTGCGTGTGCTAGATATAGTGTATAGCCACCCCCCCATTATATGTTTATGCAAACGGTGTATTTCGTTGAAAAACACCAACGAAATGCATCCATCGCATAAACAAGGTCAAAACATTAAAACATAGCCCACCGAAAGGACTCATCTCTCACTCACGGTGGGATAATGTGAAATTTCAAAGGGAAAGAGACGAAATTTACATTGCATAGTCGTGAGAGATTAGGGATAAGGGACACTTCTTTATATTAATCCATACATTTATCTTAATGTATAAAACAAAAACACTCATTCTAATTGATTATAATAATTAAATGAAAGGAACAATGATGACTATTGAATGTAAACCTACAACTTCTGATTATACATGTATAAGTAAAGAAATAATCAGAAACAAAGGAATTAAGGACTTAAATGATATAAAGACAGAAAATCTATGTAGTTCATGCCTATGTGAAACAGCATACCTTATTGAAGTAGAGCTATTCACACCAGCAGATTTTAATGCTTGGCAATGTGGATACTACATAGATTAAAACAAACGAAAATGTCTTACGATGAAATGATATCGTAAGGCATTTTCTAAAAGATAAAACAAAAACATTCATTCTAATTGATTATATACTTATTTATGGATATATCGTAAGCCTCTAAATCATCGCATTTATATCCATAAATAAACATCAGAAGCCTAACTGATAGAACAATTTGGTAAGCACACATAAGATTTTGTCAATTTTGCGGGATTGTGGCTTTAAGGAAAATTAAAATTGACATACATCAAAACATTCATTCTAATTGATTTGATACTATGATGATATCGTATAAACTATTATATTGATAGACATCTAAACTACGAACGATGACGAAAGTGAGCAAGATAAGACATAAGGCTTGTATAGTATCAAAAAACAAAAACTCTAAATGATAAAAGAAAAAGAAAGAAAGAGTTTTTAGACTAACAGTAAACAAATACAACAAAATGATTAAAGAAAAAAGATTTATTGTATTGACTACTGATATGTTTGCTTTGTTATACAACTAACCTATCGTAAAGCAAACATCAAAACATTCATTCTAATTGGTTATCAACACCTCTACTCTTTGAAGATATGTGTTCATACATAGGTTTTTAGGTATTTTTCCCACAATTCCACAAAAGAAAATACCAAAGATTTAATTATTAATGAGAGATAGTTCTTTTAAGGGCTTAAAATCTCTCAAATATTACTCATTTAAACTTTCGTGAGTGTAAATAAGAAAAGTAGAGAGTTGTTCCTCTCAAAGGCTTTGTTGTCAGTTGTTTCCCACAAAAAGTAAATCAACTGAATAAGAATTAAAGATAATTGTTTTTTGTAATACAACTAACCTAAAACAATAATTCTTTTTGGGTAGAAAAAATAGAATACCCTTGAATTATTTAGATAATTCATAAAATTAATCTATTAATTTAAATAAAAAGGACAATCTTATGGATAGTATATTTAATTATGTAGTAAGACGAATTAACCCATCAAATGGAAAATGGGAAGTAGTAAAAAATGCTTCTGATTTTCAATATGATTGTTGCATTCAATTCTGATATTAGTTTAGAACAACAAACATCAGACCAAGGAAAACAACAATTAAGAGAATTCTTTGTGAATAAAGCTTCACAGCTTACAAAGAAACATCTTAAAACCAAGTCTTTGCAAGTGAATTACAAGCAAGATACACAAGGTTTGATTATGGGAACTTACCCTGATGAAAATTCAACACCTTTTGTAAAATGCTTTGGTGTAATATCATATGCAAAAGGCAGTAATATATCCGAGCAATTGGATTATTAGGTTTTATTGTTTTATGGGCTATGTAATAAAGCATAGCCCAATAAATTGAAAGGATAAAAATATGGATACATATGTATTTATACCTCATTACAAAGATGAAATTGTAGAACATATCATAGCAAAAAAAGGTGGAACAAAATCTTTTTGGAATAAAAGAAAAAAAGAAAGTTTAGCAAAATTGTTATGGAAAATTAAAAAAGGCTATGCATAGTAAAAAGTATAGCCTTAAACAAAGAGAAAAAAAATTTTGATAAGGTAGGGTGTGGCTACACCTTGCACAACTAACCTTCCGCAAAGTTACAATGCACAACTAAACATTCGCTATGTTGACTTTCATTCTCTTTGGCTACCTAATTAAGTGTAGCAATATTAAATTTTAGACTTATTACTTAAAGTATTGTCTTACCAGACATAAAATGGTTGGCTGCATATAGTCATTAAATAAAATGTAGAAATACATATAAAGTGCTACATGGTCCTTAACATCCATGAAAGTGCGATATTAACTTTGGTTAATATTTGAGTATGCAATTGGAATACATAGGATACTATCGCCTAAGTCCTAACAGGCGGGCAGTAGGGTTCTATCTTGGTTTGGCAAAATCAAGTGAGATGGTGACATCAATAGGAAAATCCATAGGTAATGACATAATTGTTGAGAACAAGGTTGTTGTTATTAGTCGGTATATGTCTAGCTGATACGAAAGTGTCAGATGATAGTAGCCAAGACCATGTAAATCTAATTCTCGTTAGAAACATAAGAATAACTTATACCATTGAGTGCCCAAAAGGCATTTAAGTATATAATTTAAAGCAGTTATTCTATGTGCCATTTGTTGAACATAGACGAAAATAACACTTGCTAGACGGTCCAATAGGATACGCAAGTTATTTTGTGAATATAGAAAACGAAAGCAGTCTTTAAACTCTTGGGAGCATAGTTCCCTTGTCTTGTCTGAAATACGACAAGGTATAGTTGGTCTCAAACCGCTATACAAATGACGAACATTGATTCGTAGGGAGGCATCCCTACATTTGAATAAGTAGTTGTTTAAACAACCCAAGAGAAAGAGTGATAGGCCATACCTATTGGGAATGTCTATTTACAGAGAGAAATCTTTGTGGATAAAAGGTGGAAACAATAATCACCTCGAAGGATAGACACTTAAAGTCTTAATCTCAAACTTTAAGAACATAAAATAAATTATATAAGTAGTAACAGTATGTAAAACCTGGAACCTTTTAAGGTGGTAAAGCAATTGCGGGGTATTACTGTTACTACATATATGTATAAATGAAAGAGAGTAGTTTATGGCAGGAAAAATATCATACGATGAATACAAAACAGTAGGTGATATAAATTTATATGTTTTAGTTCATTGGCCTGAAAGTCAAATATATATGGATACTGATAAATACCCTAATGTAGAATATGTATTAAATGATGAAGCAGAGCCAGCGGGTTCATTGTTTGTTCCCATAACAGATTTACAACTTGAAAATAAATGGAAACTTTATCATGCATTTGCAGAAAAGTTTAAAACGATAGAAAAGAATGAAAGGGAGTAATTATGCTTGAAATACCAATAATCTTAATGATGTGTTTAAGTATGGCATTATTTGGATTGATAATATTTGCTTTTGAATATGGAAAGCAAATGAAAGAACTAAAAAGTCTCAGAAGAGAATTACGAAGATATAGGGCTAGAGAATGGAATTCTATGGAAAATTTAACTTGGCAATTAAATGATTATTGTGAAAGGACCAAAGAATATGAAGAAAAACTTGACCCAGCAATCTTTGATAAAATCAAAAAAAAGAAAAAATAGTTCAAAAGTAATACATACTTATACATGTCCAGACACTAATAAAAAATTCAGACTTATTGAAGAAGAGATAGACTATGAAGATATTTTCTTTGATAAGGTAGTAGAGATATATAGATAGTATTTAGATAGACCTAAACAATAGTGGCAAGAGTTCAAGGTAGCTTGTCCAGTTTTATGGCACAGTATTACCGACAGTATTACTGGTAAA